TCTCAGCCATTGCCGTATTGGATGCGACGGAGAAGCGCATGGTGGCGCTGGACAGATTCAACCAGATTGATTACCACGTCCAGTTGGGCCGCCTGCGGGCGTTGCATGAGCGGTTCTGCTTCCAGGTCATCATCGCGGAGGCCAATAGCATGGGGACGCCGCTGATCGAGACGTTGCAGCGGGACGATCTGCCGGTGCAGCCGTTCACCACGACCAACGCCTCGAAAGCGCAGGCGATGGACGCATTGGCGCTGGCCTTCGAGCGGGGCGAGATTCGCATCCTGAACGACCCGACGCTGCTGGCGGAGTTGCAGGCGTATGAGCAGACGCGGACGGCGTCGGGGATGCTGCGGTACAGTGCGCCCGCCGGGATGCACGATGATTGCGTAATGGCGCTGGCGCTGGCGTGGCAGGCGGTGGCTGTCGGTCAGGCAGCGGCCATCGAATACGGGGGCTGGTGATGGCGACGCTCTGGGAGCGGATACAATCGGCGATGCGCGCGGCCGCGGCGGCGTGGCGCGGCGAGGCGGCGCTCTCCGGTATGCCGGTCGAGTTCTGGTTGGAACTGACCGACGCTGACCGGCGCCGCAACGATCTCTACCGCCAGTTCTGGAACTACTACCGCGGCCACCACAAGACGCCATTGAAGACTGCTCCGGGCGAGGCCGACGACAACCTCATCATCAACGACAGCCGCCGCATTGTAGATAAGGGGCTGGCCTTCCTGTTTGGCAAAGAGTTGGAGTGGCAATTGGAGGAGGGCGAGACGACGCCCGCTGAGGAGGCGCTGGACGCCATTTGGCAGGCCAACCGCAAGATGACGTTGCTGAACGACGTGGGGCTGAATGGTGCGATTTGTGGCACATACTACGTGCTGATTGCGCCGCGCGAGGGGCTGCCGCCGCGGCTGGTCAACCTCGATCCGGCGATGGTCTTCCCGCGCTGGAACCCCGACGACGTTGACGAGATGTGGGTCTATGAACTGCGCTGGCAGTCGGCGGGCACGGTACAGCGGCAAATCTTCTCGCTGGACGACGGCGGCAACTGGCAATACTGGAAAGAGACGTTGCGCGGCGGGCGCTGGGAGGTGACGGAAGCGGCGCAGGTGTGGCCGTTTGGCTGGCCGCCCATCCATCACGGCAAGAATCTGCCCAACCCCAACGAGTTCTACGGCCTCTCCGACCTGGAAGACGCCGACATGAACGACGCCATCAACTTCGTGGCGTCCAACACCAACCGCACTGTGCGCCGGTTTGCCAATCCGATTCTGTACGGCAGCGGCTTCGGCGACAGCAAGATTGACTTGGCCAAAGTGGTGAGGTTGCCGACGGCAACGAGTACGCTGGCGATGCTGCAAATGGCGGGTGAGATGACTGGCAGCCGTGAGTACCTGCGCCAGTTGCGCCATGCATATTACCAGACGGCGCGCGTGCCGATGATGGACGCCGACACGCTGGCGTTGGGCGCGCAGTCGGGCTTTGCGCTGCGGGTGTTGCACGGCGATTTGCTGGAAAAGACAGAGACCAAGCGGCGGCTTTATGGCGATTTCATCATCGAGTTGAACCGCCGCCTGCTGGAGATGGACGGGTACGGCGCAGAAAATGAGGTGGCGCTGTACTGGCCCGACCCGCTGCCCACCAACATCATCGAGAACAACCAGCGCGACCAATTTGAGTTGGACAACCAGTTGGTGTCGCGCGAGACGGTGCAGACGCGGCGGGGCATTGACACGGAATCGGAGGGCGAGCGCATGGCGGCCGACCAGTCGGCCCGCACGTCGCTGGGCGAGATGCTGTTGGCTGAGTTCACCCGCGGCGGCGCGGGGATGGAGGGATAGGATGCCTGCATACAGCGGATATATGGGGCTGCCCCTGACGACCTGCCCGATCAACGCGGGGGCGGGGACGGTTGTGGCGGGGGCTGCTGCCGCGGTGACGTTGCCTGCGGTGGTGGGCAGCGGCTACGTGGTCTATCAGATCGAGTGCGGCTACTCCGACACGCCGACGGCGGGCAGCGTGACGGCGACGGATGGCGTCGCGATGTGGGCCATGCCGGTGACGGTGGGTGGCGCGGCCATCTTCCCCATTGCCCGGCACTTTGCGGCGGGCAGCGCGGTCGTGGTGACGCTGCACGCGGGCGGCACGGCGCTGACGCACTACCTGAACGTCGGCGCGCGGTTGTGGGGGTGATGCATGACGCCTATTGACGCCGCACTTCGCTTCCGGGCCGCCGTCTTGCGGCGCGAGGCCGCTGCCGCTACTGCATTAGTGCGCGCATGGGGCGCATCGCTGCGCAGCCTGCAACGTGAGGCGGAACAACTGGCTGCCGAGATTGCGGCCATGGGCGAGCCGCCGACGAAAGAGCAGTTGCGGCGCATGGCCCGCTTCCGTGCCTTGCTGGAACAGGCGACGGAGGAGATGGGGCGGTTGATACCCTTCACCGACCAGACCATCCGCACATCGCAACTGGACGCCATCGAACTGGCGCTGGACGGCACGCGGCGGCTGGTGCAGGCGCAGTTGCCCTTCCACGATGCAATGAGCGCGCGGCTGCTGGTGAACTGGAACCGCCTGCCGTCGGAGGCCTTCGAGTCACTGGTCGGCGTGCTGGCCGACGGGACACCGCTGAACCGGCTGCTGGCAAAGATGGGCACGGAGACGGCAACGGGCGTGGCGCAGACGCTGTTGGACGGATTGGCGCTGGGCCGCAACCCGCGCGCGGTGGCGCGGGCGATGACGGAGCAGTTTGGCGTCGGGCTGACGCGGGCCCTGACCATCAGCCGCACGGAGACATTGCGGGCGCATAGAATCGCCACTCTGTCGGCTTTCAGGGCGAATTCTACTGAGGCAGGCGGCGTGGTTGTCGGTTACCGGCGTATCGCGGCGCTCGATGCGCGGACGTGCCCGGCCTGTCTGATGAATCACGGGCGGCTGTACAGTCTGGATGAGAAGCCGGACAACCATCCGAACTGCCGCTGTGCGATGGTCGCGGAATTGTCATTGCCCGGCGTGACGTTGCCGCCGGTGGCCGCTGAGGGCGACGGTCTGCGCTGGTTTGAGCAGCAGGGCGCGGTGGCGCAGCGGCGCATCCTGGGCGGCCCGATGTATGAGGCGTGGCAGGCGGGAAAGGTGTCGCCTGACCAGTTCTGGCGGGCCGACACGCATCCCGAATGGGGCACGTCATTGGTGGCCGCGTCGCTGAAGAGCGTGCTGGGTGACGGGGCAACTGAGTTCTACGGAGGGCGACATTGATGAGTGCATCCGCAGCGAATGAGCCGCAGGTGCAGCCCCGCCTCGTGACGTGGGCTGACCTGTATGCCACATTGCTGCCGCTGTGTCTGGGCTGGTCGTGGGCGGAGGATGCCATCCGCGACCTGTGGCTGAAGGGTGCGCCCGTGCCGGTGCGGGCGGGGACGCCGGAGACACGGATTCTGCTGCCGGGCCAATTCCGCCAGTGGTTTGCGGAGGTGCGCCAGCGGCAGGGGTTGGCGCAGACACCGGAAGATATGTATGGGCAGATTGCCCGCGGATTCAAGACGAGCGAAAGAGGGTAACAGGTCATGGCGACAAAAAACGGGACGCCGCCGGTAACGGGCGCATCGCCAGAACCGCAAGCAGTCCCGGTGGCCGCGGGGGAGGGTCAGTTCAACAACCCGACGCCGCCGCCGCCGCAGACAGTGTACGTGGACTTTGCATCGGCCAACGTGGTGCCACCGCCCGCTGCGGGCGGCCAGCAAGCCCCGCCGCCGGGGGTGTCCGTACCGGACGAAACGGGCGCGGGCCCAACTCCTGTTGAGCCCACACCACAGGCTGCTGCACCGGAAGCGCCGAGCCCTGAGCCGGGGCCGCAACCCGCGCCAGCCAAGACCTACACGCAGGAACAGGTCGAGGGCATGATCAAACAGCGAGTGAAGGGGCTGAACGCGCAACTGGAAGCATTGCAGGCGAAGTTGGCGGGGGGCGCTGCCAGCGCCGTACCCGCCGCAGGCAGCGAGACAGCACAACAGACAGAGACGGCGGCGGCCACGGTGTCGCCGTCAGTGGAGCAAATGGCAATGGAACAACGGTTGGTGGCATTGGAGGCGGACATCGCATCGGAGCGGCTGCGCTCCGCCGTCGTGTCGGCGGCGGCGAAATTGGGCTTTGCCGACCCGATGGACGCTTTCAATCTGCTGGACAAATCCGCGCTCAAGCAGGACGGCGGCAAGGTGGTGGGGCTGGACGATGCGTTGAAGGCCCTCTCCGAAGCGAAGCCGTACCTGGTGCGGCGCGGGGCAGCGGTTGCGCCGGCCAACCCGTCGAAACAGCCGCCGGGCGTCACGGAGTCTGACTTGCGCCGCCATTATTTCGGCGCGCGCGATGCCGGATTCTGGGGCGGCGGTGGCGTGGTGAGACCTAAAGAGGAGTAACAGCGATGGCTGTTTCCAAAGTTTCCGACCTGAACAGCCTGTTCAACAGCATTTACGAGCGGAGCCTGTTCGTAGCGCGGGAACGCAATCTGATGTTGCCGCTGGTGACGCAGGCCAGCGCTGTCGGGTTCATGGACAGGGTCATCCCCATCCGGACGCAGATCACCGCGCAGGTGAAACCGGAAGGGATTGACTTTGCCAGCCCGACGACCTTTGGCAAGACGGAGAAGGCGCGCGTGACGCCGTCCGTCAACATGGCGCAGGTGATCCTGACCGATGAGCAGATTGCGACCGACCCAGACAGCGCCCGTGATGACGCCGTGATGGAGCTGTCGGGGGCGATTGCGACCAAACTCGACAAGGACATCGCGGCCAACTTTTCCAGTTTCACGGTGGACAAGGGGCCG